TCGGAATGTAATCCCAAAAGGGACTACATCGCGGTTTAAGCTGAAATATCTTACGGTCATGCCTAACCATGATATAATCAGCATCCAACATGCTACTGGGACTCGCCAATGTACCTTTCGATACAGCAACGAGCTCACCCCAGAGGAAACTACACAACAATCCGTGAGGATTGAGCGGTAGCTCCTTCTTCCAGCCAGGAGGTCGGACCCCCCCTCCCAAGATCAAGAGACGACTAGGACGACGGCTCCAAGCTTTATACTTGAAACTACCGTTTTTATCGTACCTTGGCCTACAGAGAGCAAGTGGAACACGTACACCCGAGTCCATATTCTCCGCGAACGGAACAGGCGTTTGATAACGCCTAGGAAGTTCACTAAAGAGAAGACGGACAGAATTCCTTAAGGGAATTCCGGTATAAGCGCTCCACTCGTTTAGCTGATTGATAGCAACGAGATAGTCTTGTGGGCCATCCAGTTTACGTAAGTGAACTGGACGCACAGGCTGGCCATAAAACCAGTCTGCACCACAAGATTCCCGAAACGGTCCTTGTGAGAAGGACTTGGAAGTATTAATAGTAAATCCCAGCTTACCTAAGTAATGACAAACCCGGTCGTAGATAATACTACGGCAGATCAAATCATCACCGAAGCAAGACCAGTTCTTACTACCACCAGCGTGATAAAACACGTCAGTGCATACTTTCAATACAGCACTAAATATGATTGTTTGCAAAGGGAACGTAAAACCGTTACCCATTGTACTCATCATAAATAAAGCAGTCTCCTTTCCATCAATCAAGGTAGTACGTGAACGCAGATACAGAAGTGTGCTAAAAGCCCACTCAGGTAAAAGCCATTCACATAGTCCAAGAGAGATTGAATCGGAGGCAGAAGACAAATCGATAGTAGCAAAACTACCATCGATCGATCCCTGTCTTGCCAGTCGATGATTTACCAAAGGCTGTGTACTGAGATTAATTCCAAAGAATTGTCTCAGGCGAGTCTCGAGTATAGTTGCGAAGCCCAGCTGATAGTATGAATTCAGCAAAGGCTCAACACAGATCATACGACTTGTGCGGTTCGTTTTTGGAACGAAGCTTGATCGAGAACCACTCACTATGAGAGGACCACCGAACTCATCGTAGCGTTGGCATTCCGCATCGGATAAGCTAGGCAATCTAGCAGCATAGTGCCTATACATTTCGTATAGGTATTCTGAAGTAGAAGACAACTGTGAGCAGAAGAATTTCCCATAATAGGAAGTTCCTTCCGCAGAAACAGCAACCCCAGGCCCAGGTCTAGCGACTTCATTAAGGTCGTATAGATCCCTGAGTAAGGGCACGCCTACAGGTGAGAAGAAGTCATATAGAGTTTTACGGATTTCTCCGTAAATTAAACTATCGACCTCCCACTCACAAGTAGGGATCTTCCAACCACTACACCGGGTATTAGCCGACGTGAAACTTTCTAAAGCAGCGGCATCAGCATCCTTAGTATTGCGGGGGATCCATTTACGGATCACCGCATACTTTAGATAATCTGATGCATACTGCTTATAAGTGGTTCCTGGTACCGGTACAGATTCAAAAGGATCTGCACCTGCATCAGGCAAATCAGAGCAAATGGTTTCATAAAGAACGTCAGGACTTAAGCCCATGAGGATCTCCTGAAATGTACCTAAAAGGTGTTATTAATCATTGCTGATTAAGCACCCAAAGCGGCCGCAAGCGTGCTAATAAGGATGGTTACCCCTTTTCCAAGGAGGCCAGCCTTACCAACAACGATTGAAGTCGCGAGGATCGCACTAATGTGAGATTTGAGCCATGTAATCACTACATAACTCCAGTCACACTAGTGTCACCGATACCAGCGCTGATTTGGTTCAAAGAACCAATCAGCAACGATATCATGGCACGTACATTAGCAGCGTCATTCAAATCGGCACCGGCCGGAATCGAGATCTCCACATTCGCAGTTGCGACTTGGGGAACTTGATTCGTAAGGACGGTAACGCCTTTCCGAACGACAGCTTTATATACGTTCCTCGGTACATTCCCTAGTATACCCGTCACAGAGTTGAGCGAAGGCAACTGTCGAAGGACAGGTGGCTTGCTAACAAGCAACGTGAACGGCCGAGTTGGAGTAGACGAAGTGTCTACACCAGCCTGTGTACCGGTAATACCGGACACAGCATACTGTTTCCCATTGTTATTGGGAGCAGTGTCTGCCGCAAGGATATACGCAGGAGTAGTAAACCCTGTTTGGGCTCCACCTGTAACGGGTGAAGTAACAGTTAATGACATTTAAGAACTCCGGTTAGTTTAACAAACAGCTAGAGCTTTTTTATGGCAGAAGC